GTATTAGTAGAAGGACACAAGTATGAGTTGTCAAATTTTGAAAACAAAGATGAACAAGGACAAACATTACAGTTCATTCAAAAAGAACCGGTAAATGAGGGTTCAACTGAGTTAAAAACAATTGCCGACGGAACAACAAACGAAGAATTAATTGAGATGTTGTTAGACCGTATGAATTACTTACAAAGTAAATTCCCATGTCGTGAAAACGCAATTGTGATTACAAAATTAGATGAGGCTCTTTTATGGTTAAATAAAAGAACTTCAGACAGAATAAAAAGAAATGTTGAAGGTAAACAAATCGTATAATTAAACACAAACAAACTTAAAATTATGAGAGAGCAAGAAAGTACTAAGATGGAATTTTTATTGACATTAAACGATAACATCGTGGTTCAAAGATTCTTTAACGTAAGAGGGTTTAACCCAAAAGCAAAAAGTTCAGTTGAACTATACGAATTCGTTGCTGAATTCAAAGACGAACTTCAAGATTACTTGAAAATGAAAACTTTAGTGTATATGATGGACAACAAAGAGTCTATCATGCATGACCCAACTATTATGGATACATCGTTCACTGATGGACCGGAAGTGTTTAACATTTTCATCAAATTAGGTGAACAGACAATTTGTCATAGAATTTTTGACGGAAAATTTTATCCACCAAAAGTTCGTTATACTGTCGATGTAAGACCTTTCTTAAAGGAAACTCTTCGTGGATTAACTGACATTTTTTCAGACAAAAAATTAAGTTACAATTATTTGGAACTTGACTTAACTAGGTAAGTATTTAATAATACAAGGGTAACTTTTAACACAATTTATGAACAAAAATTTCGATTATTTAGGAAACACATTCCAACTACAATTACTGAACCAATTAATTTTAGATAAAGACTTTTCGTCTTCAATTATGGAAGTAATTGACTCATCTTATTTTGATAATAAGTACTTCAAAATCATCTTACAGATGACTAAGGAGTATTATAAGAAATACGAATCTACTCCTAATTTCGATACTCTTGAACAGATAGTTAAGTCTGAAATCGCTCAGGAGATGGTTGCTAAGATTGTTTTAGACACATTAACTCAAGTTAAAGACGCTCCATTTGAAGGGAGTACTTTCGTTCAGGAGAAGGCCTTGAAGTTCTGTAAACAACAAGAACTTCAAAAGGCTATGGACAAAGCCCAAAAGATTATCACTCAAGGAGATTTTGAATCTTATGATAAGGTAGAAGGACTTGTGAGAGATGCATTACAAGTGGGTGAAATAGATAAAGGTCAAACCGATATCTTCGCCAATTTGGACACTGTATTAGATGAGGACTACCGTCATCCAATTCCAATGGGGATTAAAGGTATTGACAAACTACTGAAAGGTGGTTTAGCTAAAGGTGAGATTGGTGTTATATTAGCACCAACAGGTGTTGGTAAGACAACTATTTTATCTAAGATTGCCAATTCGGCGTTTAACCTTGGGTACAACGTCCTTCAAATATTTTTTGAGGATAACCCAAAGATTATTCAAAGAAAACACTTTACGATGTGGACAGGTATTGAACCGGATAACTTAGTTCTTCACAAAGAAGAGGTTATGGGTAAGATTACTGAGATTAAGGAGACAATGCAAAACAGATTAGTTTTGAAAAAGTTAGCGTCTGACACTATGACTATGGGTCAAATTAAGAATCAAGTGAGAAAGATGATTGCGGATGGTATTAAGATTGATATGGTTTTATTGGACTATATTGACTGTGTATTACCGGAATCTACAAGTAAAGATGAATGGAAAGCGGAAGGGTCAGTAATGAGAGGTTTTGAGGCGATGTGTCACGAACTTGATTTAGTTGGTTGGACTGCAACGCAAGGTAACAGGTCTTCAATCTCTGCTGAGGTTGTAACAACAGACCAAATGGGTGGGTCAATTAAAAAGGCTCAAGTAGGTCACGTAATTATTTCCGTGGCTAAAACACTACAACAAAAAGAGATGGGTCTTGCAACCATTGCGATTACTAAAAGTCGTTTAGGTCAAGATGGTGTTGTGTTTGAAAATTGTAAATTCAATAATGAATTACTTGAAATCGACACAGAAAGCTCAGTAACGTTCTTAGGATTTGAAGAACAACAAGAAGATAGAAAAAGAGATAGAGTTAAAGAACTCTTAGAAAAAAGAAAACAAAGAGAACAACAAGGTCAACAACCACAAATTTAAAAAAAATTATTATGGAAAAAATATTACAAGAAAATCCGGACAGATTTGTGATTTTCCCAATTCAGTATGATGATATTTGGGAGTATTACAAACAACACCAAGCGGCCTTCTGGACTGCAGAAGAGGTTGATTTATCAAACGATATTAGAGATTGGGAGAATCTATCAGATAATGAGAGATACTTCATTAAAAACGTGTTATCGTTCTTCGCAGCGTCTGACGGGATTGTGAATGAAAATCTTGCGGAGAATTTCTTGAAAGAAGTTCAATATCCGGAGGCAAAATTCTTTTACGGATTCCAGCTTATGATGGAGAACATCCATTCATTGATGTATTCGTTATTAATTGATACGTATGTTTCGGACCCAGATGAGAAGGATGAATGTTTTCACGCTATTGACCGATTACCTGCGGTACAAAAGAAAGCGAATTGGGCATTGAAATGGATTGAGAATTCATCTTTCCAAGAAAGATTAGTTGCATTTGCAGCGGTTGAGGGAATTTTCTTCTCAGGTTCATTCTGTTCAATTTTTTGGATGAAATCGAGAGGGATTATGCAAGGATTATGTAATGCGAATACTCTTATCTTTAAGGATGAAAATTTACATTGTGATTTTGCAATTCATTTAATTAATAATCACATTGAAAATAAACCAAGTGAGAAAAGAATTAAAGAAATCTTATTATCTGCGTTGGAGATTGAAAAAGAGTTTATTACAGAATCTTTACCTGTATCTTTAATTGGTATGAATTCAAATTTGATGAAACAATATTTGGAATTTGTAACTGATGGGTTATTGGTTAAGTTTGGTTGTAAAAAACACTTCAACGTTGACCAACCATTCAAATTTATGGAACAAATTGCTGTTGAAACAAAAGGTAACTTTTTTGAATCAAGAACAATGGAATACCAAAAGGCTAAATTAGGTGAGTCATTAACATTCACGGAAGATTTCTAATTAAAAATATATGATGTCATTAAAGATTAAAAAAAGAGGGGGAGATGAAGTTTCATTCAACCCTCAAAAAATTTACAATAGAGTTAAACGAGCGGCTAAAGGGTTAAATGTTAATTCAGATGAGATTTTCATTAAGGTAATCACTTCAGTTCCGACCGAAGGATTTATCACAACAAAAGAGTTAGATAAGTTAGTTTACGAAATTGCTGCGTCTTACACTGGTAGTCACCATGATTACTCAAGATTAGCATCTTCAGTTGCTATTTCATCTTACCATAAAGAAACTGATGCAAGTTTTAGTAATACGATTTTAGGGTTATCTAAATTAGGAATTATCCATACGGATTTAGTTAATCTTATTGAAGAATATGGTGCAGAAAATATTGATTCTGTAATTAATCACGAAAATGATTACAATTTTGATTATTTTGCTTGGCGTTCATTACAGGAAATGTATTTGTTAAAGACTCCGGAAGGTAAAGTGGTTGAGAGACCTCAACATATGTATATGAGAGTTGCTCTTTGGGTGACAAAATCGTTTGAAGAGGCGGTTGAATATTACAATTCATTATCAAACCAACTTATCTCACCGGCAACACCAATTATGATTAATGCTGGTACCAAGACACCTCAATTGGCGTCTTGTGTTTTGAAATATAACCACGGAGACTCAAGAGAAGGTTTATTACAAACATTCAACGACATCTCAAAATATTCGTCAGACGCTGCTGGTATTGGTTTATGTTTATCTAACATTCGTAGTAAAGAAAGTCGTATCAATTCATCAGGTGGATTTGCAGGAGGTTTATTAAAATACCTTAAGATTGTTAATGAGGGATTACGTTTCTTTAATCAACAAGGAAGAAGACCCGGAAGTGCTGCTATCTATATGGAACCATGGCATAAAGATATCTTTGACTTGTTAGACTTGAAAAAGAATACAGGTGCTGAGGAATTGAGAGCAAGAGATTTATTCACCTCAATTTGGTTACCGGATAACTTTATGAACGCGGTTAAGAATAACTCTGATTGGTACTTATTCTGTCCAAATGATATTCTTAATGCGGGACTTAAACCATTACAAGAATCTTATGGTGATGAGTATGAAGAAATTTATAACAAAGCGGTAGAACTTGGTTTAGGTAAAAAAGTGAAAGCTCAAACTATTTGGAATAAAATTATTGAATCACAAGTTGAAACAGGGGTTCCTTATTTATGTTCTAAAGATAGTGCGAACAGAAAGACAAATCACCAAAACATTGGGGTTGTAAAACAATCTAACTTATGTAATGAAATTTATCAATTTACTGATGAGGAAACAACTGCTATCTGTACGTTATCTTCTATGGTATTGAAAAACTTTATTCTTAACGGTAAATTTGATTTTGATTTATTGTTTAAGGAAGTTAGAAAGGTTGTTAGAGCTCTTAACAAAGTTATTGACATCAACAGTTACTCAACTGAACAAGGTAAAAAAGGTGGTTTAGAACAAAGAGCGATTGCAATTGGAACTCAAGGACTTGCGGATGTATTCTATTTGATGGATTTTATCTTCACATCAGAGGAGGCAAAAAAATTGAATAAAGACATTTTTGAAACTATCTACTTCGCTGCGATTACCGAAAGTAATTTCTTATGTCAAGAAGGAGTATTCAAACCATACCAATTTTTTGATGGGTCACCAATGTCAAAAGGAATTTTCCAATTTGATATGTGGGGAATGAATGAGGATAATTTATCCGGTCGTTGGGATTGGAATGGGTTGAAAGACAAAGTTAAACAGTATGGTGTTTGTAATTCATTATTCACAGCTCAAATGCCAGTTGCGTCTTCAGCTAAAATTACAGGTTCATTTGAAATGACGGAACCTGCCCACTCAGCGTTATTTAATAGACGTGTTGTTGGAGGGGAGATTCTTATCGTAAACAAATACTTGATTAATGATTTTGAGAAATTAGGTGTTTGGTGTGAAGAGATGAAAAACGAAATCATCATGAATGAGGGTTCGATTCAAAACATTAACTTTAACCAATATTTGGATGTTGAAGATAAAAACTACAACAAGAAAGTTAAACGAATTGAACATTTAATTCCAAAATACAAAACAATTTGGGAAATCTCTCAAAGAGAATTAATTGATATGGCGGCTGATAGAGCTCCATTTATTGACCAATCACAATCAATGAATATCTATATGTCAGAACCAACATTATCAAAAATTTCATCATCTCACTTCCATTCATGGAGTAAAGGATTGAAAACTCTTTGTTATTATGTTAGAACTAAAGCGATTTCAACAGGAGCTAAACACTTGGCTGTGGATATTTCGAAAATTCAACAACCAAAGGTAACAGTTGAGAAACCAACCGTTGAGTTAGTATCAAAACCGACAGATTCAGATTTTGAATGTTTTGGTTGTGGTTCATAAAGAAAGAACTCAATAATAAGATTAATCACGGCTTTTAGTCGTGATTTTTTATTTTGGGCTATTTATAAGAAATAATTACGACACTATAATTATAGGATATGGCAAACGGAACAACATACGGTATTAATTTTCCTTTTAGAGATTCTACTAAAGGGGATTACTTACAATTAACAGAACTAGAATCTCAGGAGATTAAGGCTGATTTGATTCACCTACTTCTAACAAGAAAAGGGTCAAGATACTATCTACCTACTTTTGGGACGAGACTTTATGAGTTTTTGTTTGAGCCGTTTGATGGATTAACTTTTGATGCTATTGAATCTGATATCAGAGAGGCTGTTGGTACTTTTATGCCGAATTTGTTATTAAATCAAATTACAATTAGTCCTGCGGACCCTGAAGAAGAAGTTGATTTGGCGATGGGAACAGCAACGGTTGGTAGTAGTGAGTCGTCAATTTATAGATTTCCGGGTAAAGGAACATCAGAATACACAGCAAAAATAAAAATAGATTACTCAACCGATAAGAGTACTTTCGGACCGAGTGATTTCATTATCATTAATATTTAATATTGTATGGCAAATCGTAATATATCATATACTACAAGAGATTATCAAGGGATAAGAACTGAGTTATTAAACTATGTAAGAACTTACTACCCTGAATTAATACAGGACTTCAATGACGCTTCTGTGTTCTCGGTATTCTTAGACTTGAATGCTGCGGTTGCGGATAACTTACACTATCACATTGATAGGAGTATTCAAGAAACTGTTTTACAATATGCGCAACAAAGGTCTTCAATTTATAATATTGCAAGAACTTATGGATTAAAATTACCGGGACAAAGGCCATCAGTTGCTTTAGTTGATTTCTCAATCACGGTTCCTGCTTTTGGGGATAAAGAAGATGAGAGATACTTAGGAACTTTAACGAGAGGGTCTCAAGTTGTTGGGGCTGGTATTGTATTTGAAAACATATACGATATTGATTTTGCGTCTCCATATAATTCTCAAGGATTTCCAAACAGAACTAAAATACCTAATTTCAATGCGAATAATGTACTTGTTAATTATACTATAACAAAACGTGAATTAGTTGTTAATGGTATTACAAAAGTTTTCAAAAGAGTTATCACTCCAAATGATGTTAAACCATTCTTTGAATTATTCTTACCTGAGAAAAATGTTTTAGGTATTACAAACGTCTTATTGAAAAGTGGTACTGAATATACGAATGTGCCGTCAACCGCGGAATTCTTAGGGGTTGCCAATAAATGGTATGAGGTTGATGCGTTAGCGGAAGACCGAGTATTTGTTGAAGACCCAACTAAAGTTTCGGACCAACCGGGAATTAAGGTAGGGAAGTATATTCAAACATCGAACAGATTCATTACGGAATATACACCGGAAGGATTTAAGAAGATGACATTTGGTGGAGGAACAAACACTGCACAAGATTCGTTGAATCAATTTACCACTGTTGGCGCTACAATTGATTTACAAAGATATTCAAACAATTTCTCATTAGGGTCGGCTTTGACACCAAATTCAACACTATTCATTCAATATAGAGTTGGTGGTGGTTTAGGTACTAACTTGGGAACAAATGTAATTAATCAAATTGGTACTGTTAGTTTCTTCGTGAATGGACCGTCAGAACTTACTAATTCTGCCGTTGTTAACTCATTGAGATGTAATAACGTAACCGCAGCTATTGGAGGGTCAGGAATCCCATCTTTAGAAGAAATTAGAAACTATGTGTCATTTAACTTCTCAGCGCAAAAAAGAGCGGTTACCGTACAAGATTATGAATCGCTTATTCGTAATATGCCTGCCGAGTTCGGGGCTCCGGCAAAAGTTTCAATAACTGAAAATAATAATAAAATTTTGATTCAGTTATTATCTTATGACACTTCAGGTAAATTGACAAGTATTGTATCAAATACGTTAAGAGAAAACGTTGCGAGATACCTTTCAAATTACCGAATGATGAATGATTACATCTCAATCTTAACTGCTGAGGTAATTGACTTGAGTATTGATGTTCAAATTGTTTTAGACTCTGCTCAAAATTCAGGACAAGTTATTGCTGATGTTGTTGACAAAATTACGACATACTTCAACCCACAATTGAGGTCGTTAGGTCAGAATGTTTATTTGTCTGAAATTAAAAGTATTGTTCAAAATCAAAATGGTGTGTTAACCGTTGCGGGATTGAATGTGTATAACAATGTTGGAGGTCAATATTCATCTGCGGAGACATCTATGACGTATGCGGATGCTGAGACAAAACAAATTGCACCTGTTGATGATACAATATTTGCTCAACCATCTCAAGTGTATCAAGTTAGATATCCAACTAAGGACATTACGGTTTCAGTTAAGAATTTCCAATCAGTGACTTTCTCTTAACGAGTTTATTTATATTCGTTTTAGTTTATAATTAAAATAGGTGTGTATTTTCTTGAAAAATTACACATAAACTATTTATAAATTAAAGACGTTTTATGGGTCAATCATATAGAATAAGAACCGAACTTGGTATTAACAAAACAATTAATGTTCAGTTAGACCAAGACTTTGAGTTTTTAGAAATCTTATCGTTAAAAATACAACAATCAGGTGTTTACAGTCGTAGTTGTTCGGACTATGGTGTAATTGTTGGTAGGGTGACTGCGAATAATGGGTTTGGGATACCAAATGCCAGAGTTTCAGTTTTCATTCCAATAGATAATGTGGACCAATCAAACCCGATTATCACAAGTATCTATCCGTACAAATCTCCTACTGATAAAAATAGTGATGGATATAGATATAATTTATTACCATACGAAAAATCTTATTCTAAACACGCGGCGACCGGAACCCTTCCAACAAGAACAGACGCTCTAACTGATTCGATTGCCGTTGAGATTTATGACAAATATTATAAGTTCACCTCAAAAACTAATGAGAGTGGGGATTATATGATAATGGGGGTTCCGTTAGGTGCTCAAACTATTGTTATGGATGTGGATTTATCTGACATCGGAGAATTCTCACTAACTCCTCAAGATTTAATTAGAATGGGTCTTGCTAGTGAGGGACAAGTTGCGGGTAACAGATTTAGGACTTCAACCGATTTAAGTTCATTACCTCAAATTATTTCATTAACTAAGACAGTTGATGTTTCTCCATTATGGGGTGACCCTGAAATATGCCAAATTGCTGTAAGTAGATTAGATTTTGACCTTAGAGATGATGCGAATGTTGATATACAACCAACATCTGTGTTTATGGGGTCAATGTTTTCAACATCCGATGCTTATAGGTTGAGGTCTAATGGTAGACCAAGAGATGACATGGGTAATTTATGTAGTTTAACTACAGGCCCGGGTCAGATATTGGCTATTAGACAAACAATACAACAAGACTCAGACGGTAATCCTGTTCTTGAGAGTTATGAATTGGAACAGGCGGGTAATATTATTGATGGTAGTGGTACATGGTTGACAGAATTACCAATGAA